ATCATCTGATTGACCATTTTTTCAAGATCTGGCATATCATTTACCTTCGTTGATAATCGCGTACTCGGTCGATGCCACCCACTGCGTGCCGTCCCATTGATAAATCAGGTCATTGTTAGATCTATCAAGATAGTAGTCGCCTTTGTTAGCTTTCCCCGGTCGTTGTGTCCCCCAGTATATTGTGTGCCCACGCATTCTGATAAAACTCAGCGACTTTGGGATCTCGCCCTTGTAGGATTCTTCTGTTGTGTTCAAGAATTTTTGAATATCAGCATTTGAAAATGCCGGATTAAACGCCTCGTCATCATGAGGTGTTTCATAGCTTAGTGCCTTAGCGGAATCGTTCAGGCCTTTTGTCGTTGGGTCATTCACCACTGCGATGGTGTTAATGACAAAAGCAATTACGGTGATAACCGCCGTGATGAAGGCAACCAAATCATTTTCCGCAAACGGTAGCGTAAATCCCATGGCCTGTGCCAACATTACAACCAAACCTGCCAAAGCCGCCGCGATACCTGCGATGGTCGCTGTGTTTAAACGTAATTTCCAATTGATATTCATATAATGCCTCCTCGATCCGCTTTCTCGTCAATCGGTATCAGCTCAACCTGCTTCATCAATTTTTCCGCTGTGCCGTCTCCGCCCATTTCCTTATAAGGCTCGTACAGATACTTTCTCAACTCTTTGTATTCTTCCGCCGTCAAGCCAGTGCCGTCTTTTTCATAGCGGTCAATGTATTTTGTGCAAAGATATTTAATCTTATCAAATCCAAGCCCCATGACCATATTCTTTGTCAATTCCGTCATGGCGTCATTTTCGGCGTTGCGCTTTTGGATTTCCTCAAGGGATTGTTTTACCGATGTCAAATCGGATTTCTTTGTCGCTCGGATATGTAATTGATTCTGTATCAGCATCCAAAAACCCGATGAAGCGAAAACAGCGGCAATAATGCCTAAAATCATCTCTTGCTGCGGTGACATCATTCACCCTCGTATGGTTCGCCGGTAATATAAGCGTATTCCTCAGCTGTGATTGTGCCCCGTTCCACTCGTTCGGCGATCTGCTCTTTCGTCAATCTGCCTTTTGAGTAGAGACGTTTCAATGATTCGACTAAGATCCTCATTATAAAATCCCTTCTTCAATTAATTGCTCGGTGTATTCGTCCACTGCGTCCGCCCGTGCCGTGATATACATCGTGGTCATCGGGTTTAATTCCTGTGTTTTGCCGCTCTCTGTCCACATAGCGAAATTCGCGTCAATTTCCGCTTCTAAGCCATCTTTTTGTGGAACGGTAAAAGTATATTCATCATAGGTGTAACCCTTGTAAATCTGGCCGCTTTCCTCGTCCTCTTTGCTGTATGGCGTGACGTTTTCCCGAATTTTGACCTCAACGTAACCATCACGTTGCGGCGCATTCACAATGCCGATGCGTTCCGGCACATTGTCTCCGATAACTCTCATGTCTAATCACCTCTTTCAAATAATTGATGTTGACCGTTTCAAAATATGCTTTCCGTAACCCCGCGCTGTTTGTATAGCGCAAGCATGACGACCGAGATATAAATCCCGATGCCGTCCTAAAATAAATCTGTTCGCCCTTGCGCATCAAACGCCTTATCATCCGTGAATGACGCATGAAGGCAAGGGCACGCCGCTTTCTGACCGTTGTCACCCCGATTCCAAAACATTTCCCGACAAAATCAATCTTGCGGCCTTTTCCATCTCTATAAATCTTGAAAAGCTGATAATTCTCTTTCAGTGATAATTTCATAGGCTTTAAGAATTCCATCACGGCAAATAGACACCGTCTCAGCTTTCGCTTGTTCGAGCCGATAATCACCATATCGTCCGCATAGCGGATATAATGGCGCACGCCATCCCGACTGAGGATGAATCTGTCCAAAGGTTGTAAAAGCCATTCTGCCAGCCACGGACTTGTGTAATTTCCGATAGGCAATCCCTTATCGTGACTATCAACAACCTTTTTAATCACGGCGACCGCTCGCTTGTCCTTGACCTTGTGCTTAACAGCGTTCATCAGCGTTTCATGGTCAATGCTCGGATAGAATTTCTTGATGTCGAGTTTCACGCAATACTTAGCGTGTTTTCTGTCTTTCCGTGTCGCCCGCTCTACACCGATGCACGCCCTATCAATTCCCCGTCGCGGGATGTTCGCGCATGACCAATAGTAACTCGATTTCATGATAATCGGCATCAGCACCTGCACAATGGCATGATGGGCGCATTGATCCGGGAAAAACGACGGAATCTGCAATTCCCGTTCTTTGCCGCTCAATCCGTCTTTGATGGTCTTGAAGGTATAGGGCGTCGTAAAATCGAGCCGCTCAAGTCGTTTCGACAAATCAATAGCGTAAAAATCAACGTTCTTCACATAATGCCGCACGCGTTCCCGATTGCGCTTGCCTTTTGCCGCTTCCAAAATCGCCTGCTTGCAATTATCAATATCAATAATCTTTTCAAATAAATGTCCGTGACGTTTCATAGCTTTTGTTTCTCGCAATGCTTTCGAACCAAACGGCCTACTAGCATCGTCCATCTATAAACCGTTTTTTGCCAATGGGCAAGGCGTTAAACACCCTAAAAGTCACAAAAGTAAGCGGGAGCCGGTGTTCGAGTTCGTATCCGACGAAGAATTGTTCAAATTCCAGTAGAACGCTCCTGCATTAGAAGCGTTGTTCCAATTGCCACCGAATTGAGCAACGTGCCAACCGCATATTGTCTAACGCCCTCAATAATTACATTATCGGGGGAACAAATTTCCCCCGAACCCCCTTAAGATGGGGTATAAAGCAAGCGGGAGCCGGTGTACGAGTACGCAACCGACGAAGAATAGTCCAAACTCCAGCAGAACGCCCCCGCAGAAGAAGCGTAGTTCCAAGCGCCACCGAATAGAGCAACGTGCCAACCGCTGGAAAACCACATCTTATCTGGATAATACGTGCTGTCAGAGCCGCCGGTTGTGTTCGGGAGCATCGCCCAGTTGTTTGACGTATCCATCCCTAATGTTTTGATGAATTCACCGCTTGTTGTCCCAAGATTATAAGATAGTTGCGTGTAATTTGTTGATGTATCATCTGCATAATTATCAGGGTTGAGACAAACGTAAAGCGATTGACCGTTTGCGTTCACGCCGTCCACCCAGTCGTAAATATTGCCGTAGAAATTCTCGATGCCGCGGTAAATCATTTGTGTCAAACCGTCTGTACCGCTTGCACGTCCTGTCAAGTTCGCTACATTATCGCAAGCACCCGATGTCTGTGCTGAGCCACTTGATGTCTTATCAACATAGCCGCGTCCGAGTTTTACCTGTGCGTTGTTGTCTGCGTATTCCACAAGGTAAAGCATCTGAATGGCCGTAACTGCGGCCAAATCCCAAATACCCCAACCCGTGCCTTTGTTCTTAGCGCTCGTCCTTGCCGAGGCTCTTGTGATGTTAACAGTCGGGCTTGCGCCGCTCACACTCTTATTGTTCGACGATGTTTCATAGGCGCCCACGTAACGGCCTGACCCCGGATGTTTTGTGAATCCATCCGTTTCCTTGTCCGCTATCTTGATGTATTCAACACCGTCCGATTGATAACGCCGGTACCAAAATTCAGGAATCCACACCATCACATCATCCGTTGCCAGTGTATGGCGCGTCATGTCAGACCACGGATAACAGGCGTCGAAATCCGACGCTCCGGCGGATGTTCCCACCGATGCCGTTGCCGTGAAATTCACGCTTGCGTCCGTCCTCGTCCATGCCGTTGATGTCGATGTTAATTCCCTTGAAACACCGTAAATCGTCACATAGGCCAATCGTACCGTTTCAGCCTGCCCGTCGGTGTCGATAGTTAATTGTTTATTAGATGTTTCTGTTCCGTTTGTACAGGCGACTGTATATGTCCCATAATCAGACAGATTAAAAGTATATGACCCTGTTGTGTCGGATGCGGTGATTGTCGTTACCCCGTCTGTGCAGGTACATGTTGAGCCTTCGGGATAGGTCACTGCGATTGTTGCTGAGAAAAATCCGAGTGATACAGATGTCGCGCCGGATTCGCTAACCGTGATGTCGGCCGAATAGGTTTTGCTACTGACGTTTGTTCCGGTGATGGTGTAGGTTCCGGCTTCCGATGCAGCAAATTTCGCGACACAGCTGCTATCTACTGTAGCGGTTTCCCCGCCGGTCATGGTTAGTGTCGTCCCTATAAAAGACGTTGGAACCGTCACGGTGATAACATGCCTAAAAACCGTCACTTCATATGTTCCTATGTAAGCCGCTTGCACGGTTTGTGTTGCACTCGACAAGTTATCACTAATAGTGTAGGTGTCACCTTCGGAGAATCGGACGGTTGCCGCTCCGTCATTGCCAATCGTTGCCGTTTTGGCGTTTCCGTGGGCCGGTGTAGCAGTCATGATATATCCGGCCATAGCAGCCGGATATTGAGCCCTGATTACCAATAAATCTCCACCGCCACCCGTAGGATCCGACCAAATAATATTTTGATTGCTGTCAATAGTCAGCACTTGGCCTTCGGTGCCTGCTGTGGCAGGTGATGTTATTTTCCCCGCCACGGTTGTTTGTAATGACGCAATGTCTCCGGCGTTTGTCAAAACATCCGCGGCAATATCCGTAATATCACTTTGCGCCGTAGCCATATCGGATTCCAATGCGTCAATATCATTAGCGTTCGTGCTGATCCGTGCGCTCAGTGCCGTCTCTTTGGCATCAATTTCAGATTTCGTGTAGGCATCCGTTGGCGTTGACCATTCAAGCCCATCATCGCCAACGGTCAAAACCTGTCCTTCTGTGCCGGCTGTAGCCGGTGCTGTGATTTTCGTTGCGATTGCCGCATTCGCTGATGCAATCGCATCATTGATTGTCGTCTCTTTTGCGTTAATCTCTGTCTTAGTATAGGCGTCTGTTGGTGTCTGCCAATCCGCTCCGGATGCCGTCTTTGTGATGACCTGTCCGACGGTTCCGCCTTCAGGCAGTCCCGATACGTCGTCCAGCAAAGCATCAACTTCGGTTTTTGTATATGCGTCAATCGGCGTCACCCATTGTGTACCGCTTTGAGCTTTTGCCAAATACTGTCCGACGGTTCCGCCTTCAGGTAATGGGTTGATTTCCTCGATTTTCGCGTCAATTTCCGCTTTAGAATAACTATCACACCGTTCCGCGTAAAACTCAGCATCCGCAGCGGACTGCGCCGATGCCGCGGCGCTATTAGCGGCAGACGTGGCAGATGTTCCCGCTGTTGTCGCCGAAGCTTCAGCGGACGTTGCCGATGCCGCCGCGTTGGTTTCTGACGTTGCTGCTGCTGTCGCGGATCCGGATGCCGCCGTGGCCGATTGCGATGCTGATGTTGCGGATGATTGTGCGGATGTCGCGGCTGTTTGGGCTGTTTGCGCATTGGCAGCCACCTGCGCGGCGGCTGTATCAACAGCGCCTTTATTGGTGGCTACCGTTTGGGCTAATGCTTGCACATCCGCTTTATCAGCGGCTACAGTTTGGGCGTTCGTGATGACTTCCTGCTTTGCGGCAGATACATCCGCCAAATACTGCGTCATATCAGCTTCGACTGTTTCGGCAGTGTCCAGCGCGTTTTGTGCCGCCGTTTGAGCCGCTTGCGCTGTGGTGGTCAATGTGGTGATGTTGGTTTGGGCTGTTTCGTTGGCTTGGGTGATTCCCGACAATGTATCCGATGCATCCGAAACGCTTTGATCTAATTGGCTTTTCGTTGTTGTCGCGGTTGCGTTGGCAGTCTCTAACGCGCCGACATTTGTTTCGGCATCATCGTTTTCGCTATCTAGCTGTTCTAAAACAGTGTTTGCCGTGGTTACGGTGCTGTCTAATGCTGTTTTGGCCGTTCCTGCTTCCTCGGTGGCAACAGTTAAATCATCATACAATTCCTGCGCGGAGGCGGTTTTTTCATCAAACTCAGCCACCTGCGCATCCACATCATCTTTCGCCTCAATGATTTGTTCTTTGATTGATTGATAGCTATTGTTATCATCGTTCACCTTATTCAGTGCGTTAATAATCGATGTTCGAACTTCCTCACCGTAAATAGCTTGCGAGATTTGATCAGTGTACGGCTTGATATTAGCCATCCTCATCACCTTCTTTCTTTTCTTCTTCCAGCCGACCGATATATCCGGTCATTTCGATCATTTGTTGATTGCGCAAATCCGCAATAACAGACGTCAAAACCGATTCAATCAGTGCCGGCGGCAACTGAATCTGATTTACAATACCCAATATCTGTGAGCGTGCGTTGCTGATTAAAACGCCCAAAGGTGCTTGAATATTATTCATTGGCAGTCCTTTCTACTGTACTCGAATCAAGATACCGCTTTTAAAAGTCAGTGTTTTATCTCCCACTGTTACAGAGCCGGTGTATCCGGTGTAAGTCGTCCCGTTATAGGTCTGTTTAAAGACAAAATCTGTCATTGTATAATTATGTCCGTAGACGTCATAGCCAAAATGCCAACCAGCCTCGCTATAAGGTGTGTCGCTAGAAGATCCACCATAAGGATTAACAAGGCATAAAGCCGAATTGTAGACTTTGTCCATTGCAAGGGACGGTTGCGTATATCCAAAGGCAATATACCCCATTCCACTATACAACGCCAAAGATAGTCCATTGGCGCTTATTCTACCATTGACACCAAGTATCTTATTTGCGCCTATTGTTCCTACAATTTGCGAAGAGGCATTAGGCTTAGCGAAAGTAAGCCCATCCTCGCCAAAGAAAGTCCAAGCGCCTGTGTCTTTGTCTTCAATGGAGATCCCGCCGTTTGCGATTTTAATGTAATCACTGATTCCGTTCCAAGCAATCTGGATATCTGTCGCGCTTTGCCTCAGAAGTGTGGAAAACTCATCCTGTCCAACTTTCGAACTGACTTGAGATTGAACGCCGTTAATCCCTACCGTCAATTCTGATTTGGTGGCATATGATGATAATCTGTCATCCGTGTAAGTTTTGGCTGCCAGCGTAATAGTTGAAGCGCTATTGGTTATTTGTGTGTTTGTATAAGTGTTTGCGGCTGATACTGCTCCCGCTTCAGCGTTTTCTATCGCTTGTTGTACGCCTGCGGTATAGGTTACGTCAAGCTTAGCGGCTGACACGGTTCCGGCGGCGATACGGTCACCTAAGATAGTGCCATCCATCGTGATTGCCAGATTATAGTT